GTTATATAATGTATTTAGTGTTTCTTCTGCAACAGCAAATTTACCAGCTCCAGAAGCAATTTCACCTTCACCACCTACCGGCTCATTGCCTTGTGTTGGCGGCAGTACAATCTTTTCCTTTGATGCGAGAGCATCCTTTTTAATTTTATCAACAGAATCCTGAGCCATGTTTACTTTAACAGTCTCACCTAATTCTGTTTCTTCGTTAGCACGTTGCTTAGCAAGAATTGCACCAGCTACTCTCTTACCAGCTTCTGCAGAACCATAGCGCTTTGCAGCTGAAGCAGCGATCTTAGCAAACATTTTACCTGGTTTACCAATATCCTTACCTGCACGAGCTGACTTAGCTGAGTATGAAGCTTCATCTACTTGTTCAGCTTCTTCTTTAAATGCTGGACGCATTTTATCATACTGAGGCTTAGCTACAACCTTAGTCTTACGAAGTAACTGGAAATCATGAGAGTCTAACTTGCCGTTTTTATTCTTATCTAGATTCTTTTGTCCACCCTTGAGCTCTTCAGACATTTTACGAGAATGCTCATGAGATTCCGATACTAACACATTTAAAGATTCTACTGGAACGTTCTGTTCGATACCATGATCAAACATTACGTCATAATGAGAAACGTAGCCTTCACCTTCCGCAGTTTCAACAATAGTGTGTTGTTCTGGAAGGCACTGACCTTTACCCCATTCAGCATGTTCAACATGCTTAGCACAATCATGCTTAACCAGCTTCTTAACATTAGTAGTGTTCATCTCTGTCGATTCACCTACTGCTATTTCTTTACGAGCTGCTTGTCTCTTAACAACTTCAAGACGACCGCCTTTACCCATAATAGTAACAGGCTTTACATCGCCACGATCTGATCTCATAGAAGAAGGATCAGCCATAGCTTCTTTCATATGAGCGGCTGATTTAGCAAGTGTAACTTTAGGCTTAGCAGCTTCTGCTGGCTTGCCAGACACTGCATCATGGAATGAAGAATGTGACTTAGCAAGACGAGCTTCAAACTCAGCTTTTTGTGCAGGCTTCATATTCTGGTGCATGTCAAGAGCTTTCTTAACATGGCCTAGAGGAAGCTTATGTTTTGAATTGTCGTTGAATTCAGTATGACGTTCACCGCGTAGGTTTTCTGCTTTGCGAAGTTGAACGATTATATGTTCACGACCACCTTCTTCTTCATTTGAAGATGATCCATCTTTACGAGGACGACCACGGCGAGCTTCGTCTAGTTCCGTTTCTTCACCCATACGGTTTAAGAAGTCAGTATAGTGGGAAGCCATATGGCTTTGTTGTGAATAGTCAACAGGAGCAGGTGAAGGACCTTGAGTACCTTTATTTGAATACACCATATAGTCATAAACAGAATCAATCATATACTTGGCTTTAGTAATTTTTGATTGTAACCAAGCTTCAAGCTGTGTTTCATCATCAAGCATTTCTGCAAGCACACCAGCTTTATCGCAAATAGCGTTTAACTCTGCACGAGCCATTTCACCTTCGTAATCGAAGTCATCTTCTTCTAATAATTCTTCTTTAATGTTCTTTGGATTGGTCTTAGCTAATCCAATTAAAGTCTTAGTAATATCAGTACCCTTTCTAGCAGGGTTATTAGGTGTTTTAGGGCCTAAAGCTGTCTGAATACGAGCTTTAGCATCGTCTGTTAATTTTTCTTCAATAGTTTCTTCTGCAACACGCTTAGCTGTCTTTGTAGCAATTGCGTAAGCCATTGACTTATCCATCTTTGGATTTTCACGTTTAATAGCTTTTACAACTTCTTCGCGCTTCTTCATTTCAGCTGAAGTAAGAGTCTTTTCGTCTATCTCTTCTACTTCTTCTTTAGTCAACTTCTTATTAAGCATTGCCATACCAGTTGTTCTTTTAACAACTTGTCTCATAGCATTAGGATCATTTGCCATCTTAACTGGATCTGCATTCTTTATTTGCTTATAAGCCTTGGCAATATATGATAGTTTTTTAATAGGGTTATTTAAAACTTCATCAACTTGCTCTACTTCTTCGTTAGTTTTTTTACCCTTATTGCGACGATTGACATAATGCTCATGTCCTGGTTTTCCTGGACCGCCATATCCATGACTCCACGCTAATGATCTTAATTTATCATCCGACATTGCTGAATAGTGTGGGTGTTCTGCAAATTCTTTATCACTCATATGACTAAGTTTTTGCTTGTGCTTTATAGTAGAAGCATTAAGGCCTTCATTAATGTCAACTTCTTCTTTTGTAAGCTTATCTACTGCAGTACGTACACCATTTTGTCGATTCATAAGCTTATGTGCTGACTTGTTAAAAGCATTATCATCATCATTGTAGTGCGCACGTGTTCTATCATCTGTCTGCTTAGAAATATTTAAAGCAGCTTTCTTGATATAGTTCTTAAGAGTTCCTTTTGAAACCTCATCAAGCTCTTCAGCTTCTTCTTTTTGAATCTGACGGCCAAGAGTCTTAGCAGCTACATGAGGATTAATTTTAGTATTAAATCTTTCATCACCAGCACGAGCAGCATCTACACCAGTCTGCTTAGCAGCTTGATTCTTTTTAACCTTATTAGAAGGAGATGTCTCATCGAGTTTTTCAGCTTCTTCTTTGAAGTGATGCATTCCAACAGTTGTCTTTGTCTTACCTGTACGAATCTCATCGCCAGATAAATGAACTTTATCACCTTCGCGATGAGCAGTTACACGGTTACCAGTTTCGTCTTTAAACTTAGTATGCTCACCATCCTTAAGGTTGCGGATAGCTTCTATATGCTCTGGATGTAAAGGATAAGAGTGTGAAGATCCATGACGTACAGTAAGCATATGACCGTTACGAAGTTCAGTCTTTTTAACTTCTACTCTTTCATTGCCCATTGCTTCGTCAAGCTCTACTTCTTCGTTACGAACATCAACATCTGTTTCAGGAGCAGAAGGATTAACCTGAAGGTTCTTATCATATACTTCTACTGATTCATCGTCATCACGGAACTTCTCATAAGAAGCTGTAGCAGGATCTTCTCTACGTGAACCACCTTTAAAAACGTGTTCCTGATCTGTAACACCAGGTACTAAATTTTTATGATCAATTGTATGAGTTGCTACGAAAGCTTTCTCACCTTTTGAGAGAGGCTGAGCAACTTCTGCTATATGATCTTTAAACGTTTTCATTAGTTGTTCCTTCAGTTGAATCTTCTATAGCATCTGGGACTGATTCAACAGCTGCAACATCTTCCATTTGCTGTGGTTCAAATATGCTCATAGCTATATCAGTCTTCATGTTATCAATAGAGGATAGCGCACGCTGAGATAATTCACTATGAATCATATCAGTGGCATCTGCACCCTGCTTACTAATAATTGCATCAACAATATCTGCTACATTTGACATGGTTTTCTCCAAAATTCTATAATATATTTATACTAATCGTTATTGCTGTTCGTTATCTTGATTATTTGTTTGTTGGCTAGCTATCTGTTGTGGTGTAAACCCATTATACCCCTGCGCACCAACACCTCTAATCTGATTGCCCTGCTCATCATATTCAGGAGGATTATTTTGTAAATCTTGAGTAATTTCTTCCTGCATTTGTTTAATATCTTCATCTGTCTGCTTGAGTATATTCTTTCTAATATACATGTCAGAAAAATATTTACCAATATAAGGTTGCAACTTATTAATGGCATCTACTCTGTTTTCTAATACTTCAAGATCACGAAGTTCTTCAAAGTGACTGTCTGTTATATACTTAAATTTTATATCATTAGACAGTTCTTTCCAATCAGACTCCGCAATAATACCTTTTAAAATAAGTTGCTTTTCTAAAGTCTTATAGAATAATTGATTAAATCTCTTTCTAAGTCTACCAATAAACTTAGAGAATTTTACTTCTTCACGAGATATTTCAGCTGCTTTACCAATATTAAATCCTGATTGCTGCTCAAGACGTGTTAGGGGGACGTTGAGAGACTTATAAAGTTTATTTTGGAAGTACTTAACGTCTTCTAGTTCGCCTAGGTTTTGTCCTGCAGGCAGAGTAGTAATTTCTGTACCACGATTGCCCTCACGTCGAGGTAACCAATAATCTTCAAGCATTGTCATATACTTACGATCGTCTCTCACTTCACCAGTAGAAGCATCATAAACAAGACGGTTTTTATGACGAACCATCATTTCACGTAGATATTGTTCTGCTTTAATCTTAGGAAGGTTGCCAACATCAATATAAAAAATACGGCGTTCAGGTGCACGTGAAATGCGGTAAATGACTGTAGCATCTTCTAATGTTCTTAACTGATTAAGAGGACGAATAGCTTTCTGAAGATGTGAATAAACGAGTACGTTATTCTTATCTGTAAGTCCAGATGTAGCATGAAGAATAGAGTCTATAGATATTCTTAATCCTGCTGTTGAGTTCATATCCATTGGAAGAGAGGTAGCAGCACCGTGACCACCACCTGCAGCTAAGAAACTTCTGTCATTATAAACATAATACTCAGCTTTAGTTTGATTAACAAAAGCAGGGCCTTGTCTTACTCTCTTTACTTCTCTTACCTTACGGATCTTACGAGGATCAACGTAACGTAGTTCCTTAATACCGTCACGTGGACTCTTCTCATCAATGATGATATGGTAATACATTCTACCGTCAACATACCAGCGACGGAAAAGCTCATAAGCATCATTATTGAAGTTAAATAATTCTAAGATAATATCGAATTCTTCTTTGATTCGATTCTTTACATTATCGCCGTACTTAATATTGTCAACGTCAATAGTGACAATTTCATCAGCTGTAGTATCCATAGCTTCATTGACAATTTCGTCAATAGCCATTTCAATTTCTGACTGTGTGGCTATATCGCGATACTTAGCTACTAATTCTGCTTCTGTGCGTGCTGTTCCATCTAAGTCAACATAAGTGCCATAAGCACCACCAGCAGCTACAACAACAGCGCCGTCATCCTTGACCTCTGGGGCAAAGGACTGAACGGGTTCCTCGTTCTGTCTTTTAATTTCAAATCCGAATAACTGCACCATAATTAATTACCTTAAGGAAAGAGAGCCGTCAATATTATTTATGACGGCTCTCAATCACTTAATTAGGCCCCACCAGCGTCGCCGGTTTGACCAGGTAGAATTTCAAAAGTATCATACTGGAATGTTACCTGGAATTCTTCAATTTCATCAACTGAAGCCCATGCAAGGTCGATAGGTGCAATTGTTTCTGGATAGATGCCATTGAACTGATAAGTTCTCAATACATCACCAGCTTTACCAAACTGGGTCACAGTTGCCTGTGACTTATAAGCACCTGGTGCACCTGTTCCGAGAGCAGTTATATTGCTTTCGTAGAGATTGATATAGTTGTTCCATTGCTCTAGAGCATTACGAACTGCAAAGTCTTCATCATTGATGATAGTTACAGTCCATGGATCAAAACGTCTATCACCAGCAATCTTAAGCTTTCTCCCAAAGTAAGGTACCTCAATTAGACCTATCTGTGAGCTAGGAATCTGAGCTACCTTGCAAAGGAAAGGTATCTTAATATCAGCAACCGGATTTACTGGGTTGCTGATAACAACTTGGAACAGGGAAGGTCTTGCGCCACCGTACTGTAGTTCTGCGCGGATGTCATTAATATTAAATGCCATTTCTATTTACCTCCCTTAGAAGCGACCAACAATTTCATCAAACTCTACCCCGGTGCGAACAGCAACGAAGTTAAGCTGGATGAAGTTGATTGAACGTGATGGTTTAATGTATATATCGCCTCTAAACTCGTTTCTATCGATAACTTCAGGAGTGTTGTTCTGCTCGTTGCAGACTACCTTGAAGTCGTAGATGCCACGACGACCGCGAACGTCACGAAGATATGGTTCGATCAAGTTGCGGAACGATGCTCTAGTGAATTCATCATTGAATTCGAAGAGTGAAGACTGAGCAGCCTTAGCAATTGCCTTTTCAAGATAGATGAAGAGACGACGAACGTTGATACGATCGAATGCTGAAGGACGTGCAAGAAGAGTCTTGTCACCATAAAGGATTGTACCCTGACCCTTGAAGTTAACTACAGGGTTGATACCGTTTCTGTAGAGAACGTCACGGTCTGACTTATCTGGGTTATATGCAAGCTTAACAATATTCTTGATATTGCCGCGAGTGAACCCAGCAGGAGACCACCAAGGATCTCTGATGTTATCTGTGCGAGCACAAAGACCTGCAATGTCGCCATTCATTGGAACCCAACGATAAACGTCATTGTACTTGTCGTACATATACTTGTGACCTGAGTCAAGTACTGCATAAGAAGTTGATCTTAGAGCATTTCTAAACTCTACTAGGTTAGTAAGTTCACGACCTGGTACGTTAACAGTATCGTTTAAATCTGGAGAAATGAATGCAACGCAATCTTTTCTTGATTCGCAGATATTGTCAATGATGTAGTTAGCAAGAACTTCACCAATGTTACCGCGAGCCTTACCAGCCATTACGAGAGAAATATCTACGTCTTCTGCTGATCTAAACTTATCATAAGCACGTGCAAGTGATGCGATTGAAGTATTAGTTTCATCATCACCATCTACACCACTATTGAAGTATAGAGTCTGGTTAGTTGTATATTCACCTGCCGCAAAATCTTCATTAGTTACATCGCTTCCAAGCATATCTTGTGCTGACCAAACATAACGAGAATTTATGTTAAGAACGTCACGGTAGTAAATTGAACCACCTTGCTCGCCCTTTGCATCAGTTGCACGAGAAACTTTTGGCCATACTTCAAGAATCTGTTTAGGAATACCTGTAATAGTACCTTTTTCGTCAACTATTACAATATGAACTTCATCAGCAATTGATGTGTTTGAAGTTCTAGTTGCAACATAGTTAGATACACCAGGTGCACCATCTACTAAGTCATGATATTCCCAGAACTTAGTGAAGAGAGTAATCTGCTGTGCAGTGTTACCTGTTTGAAAGTATGACTCAGCAGTAATATCATCTCTTTGATTATAGGTAGTTTCAAAGTTGATAGTAATATAAGCAGTATCATCGCCGTTGTCTTGAACGCTTCCAATACTTGCAATTTTCATATACTGAGTACCAGTAACTGTATTACCCACTAGAAGCACTTCATGAGGGAAAATTGAATCTGAACCTCTCCACTGCTGCGCAGCTACTTGAGATAATCCAAGATTGTCAGCTACGAATGTTAAATTAGCAGACTTTGATCCTACATTAAGTAGGAATGAAGTAGTTACTCCAGAAAGAACATCTACGTTAGCAATCCCTTCAATACCGTTAACGCTCATTTCATAAGAATCAGCGTTAGGGCAAATAGAAATCTTTAATGAGTTACCGTAGTCACCTGCATACTTTGCAACGAACATTACGTTTGACGTATTAGTATCAAAAGTTGGCTTTTGAGTATTGAAATCGTCTTCGTTCTTTACTAAAATTTCTGCAGGAACTGGAACTGATGGGTTACCTGGATCTACTGCTGCATAACCTACGTTAGCTACAGCGTTAAAAGCACCATTAGCAGCTCTAGATACATAGAGCTGATTACCGTATGCTAAGAAGTTAGCGGCAGTGAAAAATGTTTCGAAATTGTTGGCTGATGGCTTGCCGAATGTAGCAACAAGCTCGTCTTCAGTTGATATGAGGACTCTCTCTTCGATTGGACCCCACTTGAAGACGCCACCAATTGCACCATCGGTAGAAGCTACAGAAGGAACAATAGTTGTTAAGTCAATTTCAGATACATTTACACCTGGACTTAATTGAAATGGCATTGTGTTCTCCTTTTATCATAAAATCACTAATATATCGTACGGTTATTTATAAATTCTCAGTTTAGAAGAATTCGATCGAATTCACTATCGGAAACGTAGCGAACCGACTGTTCTTCATCATCCTGACCGTCATGTATTAGTCCAAAAGGAGTAAAATCTTCTTCAACTTCTTCTTCAATTCTTCTACGAATATCCGTATTAGAAACATCTCTAAAATAATTTTGGCTAACCATCCAACCAAAAAGAACCAAACACATCACTAAGTCATCGTGATGGCCTTCTTCTGCGTTATATGATCCTTTATCTTCTACATATGTAGATAGCTCGTTAAGAATATCATAGTCATTTATTATTAATTTATTACCTTCAATAAGCGTTTTTATGTTAGCACAACCAATTCTTTTAGTTATTTTTGTAGTTTTCATACCAAGCCTAGATTGGCCAATATGAGTACCAATAACTGTACCTTTTCGACCAGTAGTTCTAGTCATAACAACATTTTCATATTCTAAATCTTGATGAAGAATATTTACTACCTGTGAACCTATATTAATCTCAACAAGGATAGCTGCTTCGTTATAGTATCTACCTATGTTAGCTAATAGTGTAGGATATAGTAGTTGTGATATTGTGTTACTTTTAAATGTGGCAACAACTTCATATGGAACTGTAGAACAGTCAATAACAACTAATGATGAATAATCGCCACCTATTCCTTCTGCAACGTCTACCGAAATAGAGTAGACGTGATTCTTTACTGGGTGTTTATAAATTTTAACATCATGTTCAATAGCAGTTGGTTTAGAATAAACCAATCTAGAAAGCACTGCTGGATGAATTAATGTATTAGATGAACCTAGGAATTCACATTCAAACTCCTGTCTAAACTGATCGACAGAAGTATTTCGAATCATCTCTTCCTTCCACTTTTCATCGCGGCCAGGAACATCAGACCAATGAACGTCAATACGAGCATAATTATTATCTCCATTAACAGAATCCATCCAAATCTTATAGAATAGATTCATACCATTTGGAGTAGATGTAATAATGAGTTTAGATGATTGACCAGATGTAATGGTAGGAAATACTGATGCAAAGAAGCTATCTTGCATATTGCGAGGAACGAACGCGAACTCGTCAAGATAGATGAGATTATAAGATTGACCACGGATAGCAGATGATGATGTAGATGATGCCAATATCTTTGATCCATTCTCTAGTTCTATATTACCTTTATTCCATTCTACAATACCCTGCTGCAACCACTTAGGAAGCCATTCATAAGCTAGTTGAACACGAGATAGAATTTCACGAGCTTGCTGCTGCTTATTAGCTAGAACAGCAATATTATAGTTTTCATTAAATAATACTTTATGTAAAAGATATCCAACCACTCCTGTTGTTTTACCAACCTGGCGAGGCATTTTACATATTGAAAAGCGATTTTCATCAAATACATTAAACATTTTGCGCTGGTATTGAAAAGGGCTGAACGGCACCAGACCTCTATCAACGCTAACAATCTTTACATATTTTTCACAAAAATACTCTACACTTTCAGCGCACTTGAGGTATTCTTCAAGCTGCTCTCTAGTATATTCTAACTTGACATCTTTTCTTTTTAAGTTCTTGTTGCCAAGATAAAAAGTATTATTTTGTAAGCTCATCTATCTATAGATCTAAAATTAATACTAAATGCTAAACTAATTCTTGTAAAATTTGGTGTTACAGTAGGTGTAACTAAATGTGTAAGATAATGTGGAAACAAAATTAGAACACCTTCTTTCGGTATAATACTTATCTCTAAGCCATAGTACGGATATCTAACTAAATCATCACAGAATACTTGTCTTTTAATATCTACAGCAGGATCCATAAAGACAATAGAGCCCGGCTTAGGATATGAGGTAGCTTCTATAACTGGTTTTTCATTTAAATCTTGATTATCTGAGATACATTTACCAGAAATATACCCGCTTGAAGGATAATATACCCCTGATAGTATAGTATTACCATTACCGTGAAAATGTGGCATATGAAAAGCACTAGGATTTTCATTAATGTTGCCCCAAAAATCGCAGAGACTAAACCTACTATCTAAATCTCCTCTAAACCCCATTCTATAAAGTACAGGTTTTGCAAAGCCAAAGAACATATTAGCAGCTTCTCTGTATGATTCGTATCTATTTTCTAAACCAAAATTACTTTGCCATACTCCACCTATACCTGTTCTAATAGGTGAATCAGGATGCACTTCTTTATCTTTATAGAGATCGTTAACTAGCTTAAAGTTCATTACGCGTGAAGCTTCACCTAGTTGTGACACTTGAAACGGAATTGGAAAAAGATCCATAAATGTAGTATTAATTTGTTCCATGAAATCTTTCCTTCAAATGATCAACTAAATCAATATTAAAAGTTATACTAGTTCTAATAAAATTATCTTTTGCGGTCGGAGTAACGAAGTGTGTTAGATAATGAGGAAATACTACTAAAATTCCTTCACGTGGTTTAAGACAAACTTCTAACCCATAATAAGGATATCTAACAAAATCATAACTAAACACTTGACGCTTGATATTAAGAGCAGGATCTACAAATGCAATATCACCTGGTTCTGGGTGTGAAGATGAATAAAGCTGAGGATCTTGATCTAGATCTTGTTTATCTGAAAGATGTATGCCGTTATGAATACCTGAGCTTGGATAGTATACAGCAGAGAAAATTGTCTTACCAAATCCATGAATATGAGGAAGATGGAATGCACTTGCACTCTCATTTACGTTAGCCCACATATCTTGAACATTAATTAACTTATTAAGATCGCCTCTCACACCTGCTCTTTCAACAGTAGGAGAAACTAACTCATGAAACAATTTACTATATTCATTAAATTCTGGATATTTTAGTTCCAGGGGATTAGTGCTTTGCCATGAACCAACAGCAGTTCTTTGCGGTGAAACTGGAAATCTAGTTTTATCTTCAAAGATTATTTCTAGCATTCGTTTATTCATAGGTCGAGATGCTTCACCTAAATTAATAACAGCGAAAGGTACTGGAAACAAATCCAGCTCCTTCCTTTTCACTTCAATCATATTATTCCTCAGATTTATTTTTTAACATCTTTAAAAGTTCAGCAGAAGAACCAACAAATAAATTATTATTTACAGTTTGTGGGCCTTCTGGATTATCTATTTTTTCTAGTTCTTTTTTTCTTTTAGCTAGTTCTAGCAGATCTTTATTTGCATCTACTATAGTTTTAATTAAATTAGTGGCTACTTCAAATGCTCTAGGAGACTCTGACTGTTTAGCAATATCAATGATATCCTCTAATGCACCTGACCCTTTTTCAATAGCATCGTAGAGATTTTGTCGTGCATATTCATAATCATCAGGAGGTCTCTTTGCCTCCTTAAAGATTTCAACTGCACCTTTTTCTAAAGGATTCATTCCTAAAGAATTAGCTATAATATCTTTATCCGCCATATCTCTCATCAATCGTTACAATGAATCCATAATTATCATCTTCATCAATCTGTGACAATGCTACAGAAAGATCAGCATTAGAAGTTGGTAAACCATCTTCTGTAAGACCTGGTCTCAATATTGTAGTTACAACTCCATTATTAGCAGTTGTATCCGGATAAAGGGCAACTGTAATAAGTTTAATAATCTTACTTTCTGTAACTGGACCGTAGAAATAGCACTTCATAGTAAAGTTTAGAGTAAAAGTTAAAATACGTCTACTTAAAAAGTCAGCAGCATATTCATCATCATACTGTACAGATTCTAATATAATAGGAATATCAGTTACATTATCAAAATCATTTCCTAAAAGTTTAGCACTAACAGTCCATTCTGGAGTAAAATATGGAAGTATTTGCTCAACTATACGCAATCCGTCTTCCATAGTTTTTGATAGAATATCTAATCTAAATCCTATATTATAAGGTACTGGATTATGCACCTTATCATATACGTTTACCCCATTTAAGTTTTTCTTAGAAACAACTCTATTAACTGACTGTAATTTTCTAGAAGGATCATACTGAATGTTGCTTATTTCAAAAGCCATTCTAGGAAGTTTAATAGCGGTTAGTGCAGCTGCGTCTGGATTATCTTCTAGACGAGCTAGAAACTTTTCACGTGGGCCATAAGCAATTGGAACTTTAAAAGTTTGAACTAAATGACCTTGAGAATCTTTACGTTCTACTTTAATATTATTAAAGAGAGTGCCAAAGATAATTACATATTTTTTAAATAGAGAGTTATAAAACGGTACTCCGCTTATCATTATACTCTCCTATCCAATTCACTAAATGGATCTCTTTCAGTGAAGTCAACAAAGTCAAATGCTTCTCTTTCAAAAACTTCATTCTGAGAAGATTGGTCAAGATAGTCAATATTATATTCTTCAAGAACTATTGCATCACCTGCCTCCGTAAGTATATTAACACCCGCTTCAGAAGCAATAATGTAAGGATCTGTAGTAGTTAAGAATGCATTATAAGTGTTATCGATAATCTCAATACCAGTGTTAAATACTTCATTACTATATTCAAACAATTCGCAAACAACATCATACATCTGTAGAGCGCCAAATTGATAAAAGATAGGCTTCTTGTTAACAAATTTAATTTGATAAAGCGCTTTATTGAATGGGAACCAAACTAAGTCGTTTTCAACTGGACGATCTCTCTTAAGAACAGGCATAACTTCGTTTTCAAACACTCTCATAGCAACTGAGAATGTAATCTGATCTCGAACTTGTACACCAAACTTAGATAAGAATTCACCTTCACCTTCAAAACCATCTACATTCTTGACATACATCTCTATAGAAATAGCTTCACCATATTCTGCTACTTCTTGTTCACGAAATGTATCACTCTTTGATAGTATTTTACGTGGAACATAATAAACATCCACACCATGAATCTTAATAGATTCTATGATTAAGTTTTCTATAAGAGCCTGCTCACCTGAAGAAGCAAAGTTTTGAAAATAGAAGTTAGTTGCCATTAGCCTATCATATCTCCAACTGGAAGACTATAGCTACTAATCATTTCTGCTTCTAATTTATCCTGCTCTTCATGGGCATCGTTATAAATTTTTTCACCATTAAATTGAATACCGCCTGGAAGTTGCATACCAATAAACTTAGTTAGGTTAGTGCCCCATTGTTTCTTAATAAGTGTTGATGCATATCTCAATAGCCAGCGATCATTCCAAACATCATTATATTCATCTGGATCAACTATCTGATACGCTTCTACAACTAGAAATTGACCGGCTGCAACTTTATCCCAATTTACGTCAATATAGAGCTTATTAGTATTTCTATTATAACGGATAGGCTGTTTACCAACAAGAAGTTGTTCAAGCAACTGAATGTGCTGAAAAGCCATATAGTAAGGAACCATTGACTGATATGTCAGTGTGTAAAGGTCATTAAGGGCAATTTGATATCTAATATTGAAAATATTATTCGTAGCAATGTAATCGCCAATATCGAATATATTGACCACTCCAATAATGTTTTGAGGAATAGTAATATACTTATTAGTAATATCTTCTTCTGTGAATTGGTGTTTATAGTAGATTTTTTCTGTGCCATCGAAGTGATAGTCCCAATAATACTTCAAAGCTTCATCAATACGATCTTCTACTTGATCGTCATCTACGTTAATTTCTATAACTGGTTTGCCTAATTTACGAAGGCAATATTCTTTAAATTCTTCTCTAGATGTTATAGCCATCTCTGTTAGCCTTGTCTTTTACCAGAATCCCAAAAGTAAATAGCAATTGAATCTTTTGATAGTGTATAAGTTGCCATTTTATCTTTTAGTATTCTAGAATATTGTTTAGGTTGTAAAGTTTTATCATTTACTTTCACTGTTCCCTTTACACATATAATTGTTCTCTCTATTCCATCACCTAGTATAGAATCAGTGTCACCTTCTCTAAGTAATACAGCGTCGTATATTTTTATAGATGGAATAGGATTAATTCCAAACCAAGACCCACCAGTTCCTAAATTAGTTTTATATTGATAACCACCTTTATGATAAAGATCTCTCATATCATAGAAAGTATCTGAATTGCATTCCATAATCTTATTACCAGATAAGTCGTATAATGTAGCGCCACCTATCTCACAATAACCTATCTGACTAAAATTACCATCCCTCTTTAAATGCTCTACATTAATAGAAACAAAATCATCTTCGGTTACATAACCTATGCATAAAGCAAAACCTTTACATAAAGTAGTTGTCTCTGTAAATTTCATATCTCTACTTCTAAACTATCGTTCATCATTCTTACTGCTTCTGCTATTTCTCTATCATCATAAGAAGCAGAAGTGCCTACAAGATCTTTAAACTCTTGTTGCTTTGCGTTACTTTTAAGAAATTGATTTTCTCTTCTCAATCTCTCAATCATATCTTTACCTGTAACAGCTAGATTTCTTTTAATAACTTCAATGTTCTGATCACTAAAGTTAAAAGGTTGAAATGCTAATTGTCTAGTAGTAATTTCACCATCAGTAAAACTAACTATTAGAGAATTTGAAATCTCATCATAACCATCAAAATTAACTGTAATTTCTGCCATATTTACCTCTATAATATATTTAGTTAGCCTGTTTGACCTGCAACATTTCCCTGGTTTACCCATGTTGCATTGCTTGCACCTTTAAGGTAAAATCCTGGAGCTCCGCCTCCAAATTGGTTTCTGCTAATGCCCCATACTCCAGGATTACCACCTTCTCCACCAGGACCTTTACCAGGATAATACCCTCCCGCTCCCCCTGTAGTTAATGTACCAGGTTGACCTGGGTCTGCAATACCTCTAGAATAAGTGCCACCTTCTGAGTTGTAGCCTGGGTTGCCCCCTCCGCCAGGAGTAGCTCCGGCTCCACCGCCGCCACCGTTACCTGCTACAGGGCCGCGAGATTTACCGCCTGTATTACCTCCATCACCCCCAGCGCCGCCTCCACCGCCTCCCCATATATAACCATTATTGTTTATTTTAAGAGGAACTCTTGCTTCAATAGCAGTTCCTCCTGGTTCTCCATTAGATCCTCCTGATGCCCAGCCTCTATTAATACCAGAACCGCCAGACCCATTGCCTCCTCTACCACCTGCACCTACAATATAACCCCCATTAATATTAAGCTCTATTACATCACCTACGTTTAAGTTTACATCAAAAGCAGGTAAAGAAATACTAGAAGAACCTATTATAGCAGATGAGTCAACATTTACAGTAATATAAGTTTTGCCTGGTGCATAATTATTAGTAGCTATAGCATCATTTAATAAATTTACATTGTTAATTGCTGTGTTATAAATTAACTTGATTCTAGCTTTACCTCTGAAATCAGAAAAGTCAATTTCTGTTGCAGAGTTAGTATTCTGAGGATTAAGTCCTGCAGTAGAAAGAATTCTAAGTTCTTGATCGTTAACATCTAATGGCGAGTTAGGAGCTCTTCCTAATTCGAAATTGATATCGAACATTTCTATATTACTTACTGGAATTACCATTTAATTACTCTTTTTAAATATTTATTAAATCAGTCTTCGTAATTTAAATGTGTAGTTAGTTGGAGCAACATATCCTACCGATGTTATTTGCAGTTTAGCATTAGGATCTGATGCATCTCTATAAACTCTTAAGAACAATTCATCTCCGTAAATATCTCCATATACTCTATGCATTGTGACAGAAGTATCTAGAGGATTTAAAGATTGCTCAGCAGACCAAGAAATAGTTGCGGTATGTACTACAGTTTCTGGATCAACCCCTGTTGATATCTGAACCATATAAGAACCAGTCTGTATAGTATTACCAGTAATTAAAGTATCTGCCCAATCATAGTTAATTTCTATGCTTTGATCAAAAGTATAGATTTGATCTATATTAGATCCTTGAGTAGCTATTAATCCATTATGAGAATAGGTATCAAGAGTGGTATTACTAGTAACTATTAAATTTACTATTGATGCAGTATCAAACACTTGTAAGTTACTTTGTACACTTACAGCCCCGACATTCATAAAGACATCTGCAGCTTCTAATTCAGTAATAAGCCAAGTTAACTTATCTGTAAATTTACTATACAGCATAGTAGGAGATGCGTTAATTACTCCTAAGTCATTGTATAGCATGTATTCGTTAGATCCAGGTGCAGATAAGCCTGGTCCACCAAAAGTTAATGCGCCTGTAGCATTAATGTCACCTATTACAGTAACATTTCCACTTATGTAAGTATTGCCTGCAAAGAAGCTTCCGTTTACTGTTAAAGTGTAACTAGGTTCTGTAGTTCTAATACCCACATTATTATTAGATGATACTTGGAAATAAGCAGTCTCAGCATTTGCTCCTACTGTTAATGTATTAGATACATTTACGTTACCGTAGAAGTAAGTATTGCCAGTCATAGTAAACAAGACATGAATGTTAGGTAACTTACCACCTGGGTAGTTATAGTTTCTAACAATTCTTAAATCGCCATTACTATCGGAGTTATTAAATCTTCCCGCTGTATTAGAAAATAGCTCGTAAATAGCCCAGCCGGTTCCGTTATTCCATTTTACACCCTCGTTTAATCCTGGATCTTGGAACTCAATACTATCTGCATTGTAAATAACATGGTTACGTAAATCAATATCGTTATGGAAATATGACATTCCATATGCATTGAGTACTGGTCTATAACCGGTAGTAGTAGAATTACCTATATTTGTGTTGCCAAGTACTAGTAGAGTACTAGTTAATAAAGTATTACCTTGTACTACAAACTTCCATTGAGGAGCATTATTAGCAATACCAACGTTACCATTAGCTGCAATATACATACGCTGGGCTAGAGTAATATAATCTCCAGTATAGAATCGTAGATCTCCAGCATCTGCATGTACACCATTAAGCATATTTTGCGAAGATATTCTAGCACCAATATAATCTATAGCAGCACTAGTACTATCATAATTTCTAAAATCAATTCTCGAGAAATCAGTGCCTGTAGTATTGCGTGCACCGGATATTCTCATCGTTCTAGTCATGCTGTTAGGCATATCCGAAGGACGATGAGCATTAATATCACCCATAACAGTAATAGATGTAGGTCTAATATTAGCGTATTGTACTGTGTTACCTAATCTTAACTCTGTGTTAGAAACATGGAAGGTAAATGAAGAATTACCTGCACCAGTATTATTAGCAATATAAACAACTTGAGTATTAGGTATGCCTCTTATACCTTCACCAGCTGAACCAGTATAACCGAACGACCCAGTATAACCTAATGAACCAGTAAACCCTGTGTTACCTTGAGGTCCTTGTATGCCTTGTGGCCCCTGTGTTCCTTGAACACCTTGTGGACCTAAAGGTCCTTGGGGACCGATTGCAGTAGGACCTTGCGGTCCCTGACCACCTTGAGCTCCTTGCGGGCCTGGTATTCCTTGCGGACCTTGTGCGCCAGTTCCTTGTGGTCCTTGTGGTCCTGGACCACCTTGCGGTCCCTGTACGCCTTGTGGTCCTTGTGCGCCAGTTCCTTGTGGTCCTTGAGGACCTTGACCACCTTGCGGACCTTGTGGTCCTTGAGCTCCTCCTACAGGTCCCTGAACACCCTGAGCTCCTTGAGCTCCTTGTGGTCCTTGAACACCCTGTACTCCTTGCGGACCTGTTCCTCCTAGTGAACCTTGATACCCGGTATTACCTTGAGGTCCCTGTACACCTTCTGAACCTTGATAGCCCAAAGATCCAAAATAACCAGTTTCACCTCTATCACCAATTAATCCATCAGATCCATTGTAACCAGCTGAGCCTTGAAAGCCTGTATCACCAGCAGAACCTTGATATCCTACTGCATAAGAACTAGAAGCAAAAGCATGAGGGTCAGTAAAATAAAGATATCCGCTTCCATCGGTGGCAAGTACAAAACCGGATGATCCAGTATACCCTTTTAAAAGAAAAGCAACATTTGCAAAATTAACAGCAGTTTGAGATATTGCATTACCAAACTGCATATTAGCAGCTTGCATAACTATATTAGCGTCATGCGTATGCACACCGGTAAAAGTATAACTTCCAGTGGTGTTAATAGTTTCTGCAAAGTTATTATTTAACTGAGCTGCTGTGAGAACATTATTAGGTACAAATGTATACATGTTATGCTAACAAATCCGGTCCATCTAGCCTACTGACGCTTACTGTGAATGGACGAATTCCTCCGCCACCACCGTCGAAAGGTGCAAAAAATCTTGCACTACCTGTATTTATTCGGGCTCCGCAACCACATACACTTCCCACTACTGCTACAACATCACCCTCAGCAAAGAATCTACCAGATCCGTTTGTTATAGCTGTAATGCCGTGACCTGGTATAGGGCAGGAATGTAGATCTCCAACTGCAGCTACTTTAATACCATCTGCAAAAACAGTTGAGGAGGCGGTAATAATAACGCCTCCATGATCACTGGTATCTCCTAGTCGTGCAACTTTTTCTTGTGACATTATACCCCTAGAAGTTCTTTAAGCTCCTCAGTGTGTGCTTTGCGATCTTCTAATCCAATAGTGCCACCGTTTACTCGCTTAGTTACT